AGCCAGGGCGGGAAATGTTTAGATTGCCGCGCTTGCTGGAATAAAGAGATTCCAAATATTAGTTATGGTAAACACTAGCATGGATTTTTTTAAGAACGGCACCGGCTGGTGTATAAGACATAGAGATCCAAAGGCCAAGATCCAAGCTCCAATAAGAAAGTCTCAAGCCCCGATATTTAGAAAGCAAGCGGCAAGCCTCAAGCAGCAAGCTGCAAGCGTCAAGCTTTCGAACCAACCTGATTAAGCATCAAGCGACAAGCATCAAGCCCCAAGCTGCAAGCATCAAGCTTCAAGCCGTGCTCTACAAGATCCAAGATTCGTGAACCACGGAACATTTGAACATGTTTCGAGGCTCTTGGACCGAGGGGGTCTACTATGATAAAAGTATTGTGCGGATGCTTCACATGGAAGGCTATTTGGTGTGGACTGAAACGGACTTTGTTGGCCTTAGTTACCTTGAGCTCTACGGTAAAAAAGGAGCCAGAATTATTACTGGCCAATAGATCAGGAGTACCAAGTAAGCTAAGGTTCTCAAGTCTAATCCAAGAAATTTCAGGTATAGATTTTTTAAGTTTGTGGTATAATTTTTGCTCTGGTCCCATAAGGTTTTCAAGCCAACGTTGTCGTTCAATTTAGTAGTCGTTCAAAAGTTTTGACGGCATAATTAACGGTGACGGTTTCTCTGTTTTAAGAACTAAACGATGTGATAAATGTCCTTTTTGTCCTAAGATTGGAGTAGAATTTTCTTGTACTTCCATTCTTCTAATATCATGGAGTCTACCATTTACTTCAACCATAAGGATTGCATTTGAAACTGCATTACCATTTCTTGTACCACTTTTGTTTGAGGCTGTGAAATTGGATAGGAATTCTTGTAAGTCTAATACTCTCATTTTATTGACAATGCTTTTATAATTTCTTTTTGTACTTCAATCTTATTTTCTAGTTCAACAATAGAATAATTCTTAATTTTAAGATCATAAACTTCTTGTTGTAGGTCTTTAATAATATCTCTCAAGGCTCCTGCCTCTCTACATTTAGACTGCAATAGTTCTTTTTGTTTAGTAAGCATCTCAATTTGAAGAGCTCTATCATCAACTTCTTTCATAAATTGCCTTTCATTTTCATCTTTCATGTTGTCTTGAATATTATTATAAATATGTTATATTGTCAACATGGGATTACCAAAAAGATTAACAGAAATGCAAATGAAATTTGCTGAGCTATTAGTATTCGGAGACACAGATGGTCCAATCACTAAAACTGAAGCAGCCATACGTGCTGGCTATAGTCCTAAACAAGCTAGGCAAGAAGGCTCAACATTAACCAATCCAAGATTATATCCATTAGTAGTAAAATACATTGGAGAGTTAAGAGAAGAAAGACTTCGTAAACATGAAGTGACTTATGAAGGTCACGTTGCAGAGTTAGCTAGACTTAGAGAAGCTGCTTTGACAAAAGGAAGTTTCTCATCTGCTGTAAACGCTGAAGCAAACAGGGGAAAAGCAGCAGGGCTATACATAGATAGAAAGATAATAAAAACAGGTAAATTAGAGGAGTTATCAGAAGAACAATTAGAAGCAAAAATGAAACAAATTTTAAACGACTACGCACCTCTTCTTGATGTTGATATTGTTGATGGTGAATCACAAGATATAGAAGAACCTTCTAAGTTAAATTAATTTTCTTAATAGATACAATCACAGACGTAGGTATAATAACCGTACTACCGATATCTTCCATAGTAGGTTTTTCTTTGCTCTCAATATAATCTCTAAATATTCTAGTGACACCACCCTTTTGACTAAATAAATAACCTTTAGATACTGCAACTGGTAATTTTTCTTTAGCTAATATATCTAACGTACTCCAGCCATCATCACCTTCGATATCCAGCCATTTTATTTCTACAAATGTATAGGCTTCAATTTTGTTTCCAAGTGTTTTATTCTTAAGTGGTATAATTTTTCTGTGTTTCTTTTTGATCATATGCATATGAATATCATATTCTTGCCACAATTGAAATGTCGACACCCATAAGAGTATTTATTTTTATTTTCATATCTTGCGCTATAAAAAAAATTAGGTGTCGGGAATGGTAAACAAGTGTACCATAACTCCAATAGAGCTGCTGATACCAAGGGTTATTTAACCTAAAAACTGCGACCCCTAGGGTGTCGGCAGGGTGTCGGGGGGGTGTCGGGGGTGTCGGCTTTTTCATGAATTTTGTATACTTATGTCGCACATAACTTAGAATTGTTCTAAACAAGGCCCAAAATGTCGACACGCCGACACCATGCCGACACCATGCCGACACCCAGGGTGTCGATATTTTCTGCCTTAATCTTGCCTTAATGTTGCCACATTGTGTCATATTTGCCACATGTTGTATAAATGTCACTTCTTAAAATCTTCTGCTTTTAAATTTACTTTTGCTTTCTCTTTTACATCATGCATCAGCTCATTGTACATGTCTAAACGTTTAAGAAATTTGTGTTTCCATTTTCTTAATTGCAATCCGTCAGTTTTAAACTCTTGGTAATATAGGTCAGGCGTGCATACCATGATAACTCCCTGCTTGATATGACTTCCGTAGACGTAATCGTGGGCCATGGCGTATGCTGCAATTTGCATGAAATAATCTTCAATCCATTCTTCCCTCTTCGGACGGTTACTCTGTTTGAAGTCGACAACAGTTTCCATGCCATTGTGACTGCATATAAGATCTGTTGCGCCTGCGTACAGGCCCGGGTAATGAAGCGTAACTTCCGAACCATAATACTCTTCCACTGGTGCAAGACCAATCTCAATAATTTTGTCGGCCATGGGACGCGCCTCTTGTCCGATGCTTGTAAGATCAATGCACCCAGTCCCCAGGACATAGTGCTCCAAGAATTTGTGCATACATGTCCCCCTATTACTAGAATGGTTTTTAATTCTGTCTGCCTCTTGCTCACCTACTTTAGCCTTCCATTTTTTTATAAAATCTTGATTTTTGGTGGCCCCTAATATCGTAGTTACACTAGGAAGTCTATAATTACTTATCTCGTAAACCCTGGTCCCTGTTCCGGGGTCCGTGATTTGTTTACCTTGTATATAGTTGTATCTATTAGATTTTTTTATACCTTTAGTCATGGTTCTTTTCTCCAGTTTATCGATTAACTTATGATAGTCTTTGATGTCTTTATCTTCCATCATCTAATTTTTTCCTATTATACACCTTTTTATTAGGCACGACTTGTAACTTAAACTTAGGAGTTCTAACTTCTTTAGCTATAGGATTAGAACCAAAGATTCTATTGTAGCCTTCATCATAAGCCTTATTACTAGGTCTACTTCTTCCGTCGTACTTTTCTTTTCTTGTAGCCATAACCATTTTTTCTGTCAGCCCATAGTTTTGTCCATGACCAACTTGTTACTTTAGTTGATATATCGTTAATTTTTTCTAAACATCCAAATATTATTAAATTTATCATTTTTCTTCCTTTCCAAACCAGATATTATCTCTAAACTTATCTAATTCTATTACATTGTCATTTATCTCCTGAATATCAGGTTCATAATGATCAATTACTTGTTCAATCTTATGTAATTTAACAATAGCAAACGGCCATAGTTTCTTACAAACTTCTAAACAATCTCTAAACGAACAACGCCAACGCCATTGTGGTTTCATACCTTTAGGGACCTTCTTAGGCCTTACAGTACCTACCATTAACGTCTCATGTACAAGTTCTATAACATTTTTATCAGTCATAGATATCTCCATAACAATACGCCAACAATCATAGGTACCAGATTTTTTCTTTTCCTTATATTTTTTATAAGTCAAAGATCCTTCGCCATCAAAAAGTCCTGCAATGTATGCACTGTCTAAGTGAAAATTACTATTCATTGTTTCCTTTCAACATATATTTTATTACTGTTGTGTAAGGATTCGGTTGTAAATCCTTAGTGCAACTTGTTAACATCACTTGCAGGAGTATCATCATCAACATAAACGTCAATAATTTCGGACTCATCCACATATATTTCTCCTTCCGAATCGCATGTCTCACACTGCAATACTACGTGTTCTCTGCCTTCTTCTAAATGGTATTGTTTATAACCATTTCCATTACAATCTGGGCATATGCCAGAATGTCTACGCTTTGTTGAATTTTCCATTTAATTTTTTCGCTCTCTCGTTTGCAATTGATTCAATGGTTTTACTTACAGATAATGTTGCATCCGGTAATAGGATTTTAGACAACTTTATCAATGTCTTGTACGTCTCATGTGTTAATGATACGTTTCTATATTTACTTATATCAGTCATATTTTCTTTCCTTTGTTTATAATGACTATATAGGATGATAACCTATAAAGTCAACTTTTATTTTCTTTAATCTTCTGAATTAAAGTCAATTTTAGTCCCTTGTGTAATTATTTTTTTTATGTTGGGAGCTTTGATTTCTAATTTAGCATGGTTTTTCCACGCTTTACGTATTAGATTTAACTCTAATAATAAATTAGACCATTGTTTTTGTGTTATGTTTTCAGATGTTATTGTTACTTTTTTCATATTCCTCGCTTTCTAATAAGGAATATAGGATATTATTTGATACTTGTCAACGACCTTGACCCATATATTTCTTATTTCTATTATTATTTTTCTCAGATTTTGAGAGCGATTTCTTATGTTTCCCAGGCCTTTTTTTAGGTTTATCACGAGGCGTGTATGACGAAAAATTTTGCTTGGCCATTAACTTTCGTCTTTAAATTCTTTAGCAATTAATTTTTTATTTACTGGATTAGTCATAACGGGTAAATAACTTATTTTACCATTTATGTGTTGTTGTAAATCTGCTCCACACTCTATACATCTATAAAAATCATTTGTTAATGAAACTAACATTGTATGTTCTGTACATGTAGGACATATTCCTTTTACAACTTCAGGTCTTATACTTATACCACTCATTACTTTCCAACTTTTTTAAGAGCTTTAGTGTGAGCTTTTGAAAAACTATTTCCTTTTTTCATATCCATTTTCATTTCTTTCATGTGTTTTGGACTGTGATGTTTGCTATGTTTTTGTAAAGTTTTTTTTATTTTAGTCATATTTACCTTTCATTCATTATATAATTATTGCAATAATTAAAATAACAACAGCAGTTGCTATTGCTTTTTTATGTTCTTTTACAAAATGTGTTACATGTTCTTGTATTTTCATTATAATAATCCTCCTAATTCTTTTATACTATTTTAATATAAGTTTTACAATTGATTTTTCACCCATATATATCTCTGTTTCTGCTTTAGATTTTATACATTGGTAGTCTATACGACTTGTACCTGATCTCATTGCGATACGTTTAGCTTTTAAACAAATAGACATAGAGTCTTGTATTCTGTGCTCCTTGATTTCGCCTGAGACGATCATTAAAAGGGCTACAACAATTTCTGTCATCAGTGGTCTCCGTTACCGTTTTTTCTAACTTTATCTTTTAATTTCTCAACATCAATTAAAGCTTTTTCTAATTGTTTGTTTAGAAATTGTATGTTAACTTTGTTGGTCATATTTTGTTCTTGAGTTATTTCTAATTTTTCTGTTGACTTATATAAGTCTTCTATCAACATAAATTGTTCCTGATCGGTCGGTAACTGCTCACTTTTTTTAAGTAAATCAGCTTGAAACAATTCTCTTGATGTCTCTAAGCTAGTTAGTCTAGATGTAATCTCTGTGTAGGCCAGCACTCCTGAAATTACGCCAGCGATAATCATGAGCATGTTCTTGACCGGCATGCTTACTGATGTATTTTCACTAATCTTCATTTGTAGGTACCGGTAATGTTAAAAATTTATCACCCATCAATTTAAGCCCTGGGTTTTCTTTTTTGTAGTCATCTTTTAATTCATCCCATAAACTAGTAGTATTAGGTCTAGTATTAGATTTTGAGGGAGTTACGCCCGTACACTTTGATACTAATAATTTAAAGTTTTCATTCTGTGCAAGACTAGGGTTGCTGTTAACTCTACCACACATCTTCATCAACTCTAATTGTTGTTTTAGTTCCATGTTTTCTTGCTGCACTTGTCTAAATTGTTTAGTGCAAGCGGTCCCAATGTAGTGTCTGTAGGTTACACTAAGACTATCGTTGTCGCTATTATTATCGTAATTATTAGAATTAGAATTGTGTCTGTAGTCATTGTCTCGGTTTTCTGTTTGGATTCTGACATCGACTTCACCAGTTCTGCATGAGTTGGTTCCACTAGTTAAATACTCGTTTCTTGGATATGCAGGTTTTGCAAACATAGTTAGGCCTATAAACATTATAATTATTAGTGCAGTAAATTTGTAATTCATCCTGAGAGTCTCCATACATTACCTGCTTAAATCTTTAATATCATAGTCGTGTTCCCGTACCTGATCGGAGAGCACTCGATACATATTCTCTGCCATCTGCCACGTTGCTTCTGCTGATGATAGTCTTGTGTTTTGATCTGAAAGTTTTTCTTCTGCTACAGTTAAATCTCTTTTAAGATTTACTATTTGA